GGAAAGCCCCGACCGGCGAACCGGTACGGGGCGAGGGGCAGGGAAGGGAAGCGGCTACACGATGCCGATAGCGAAGAGGAACAGGTACCCGAGGACGAGCACGGGCAGGGAGCGCACGAGGTCGTCGGCGAAGTCTGCCCCGCAGTAGTGCGGGCCCACGAGGTGGCGGGCCAGCCAGTCGAGAGCGCGGCTCATGCTGCCGCCTCGTCGAGGATGCGATCGATAGCCTCGGACACGTCGGCGCACATCGCGAAGTAGGCACCGCGCGAGTACAGGTCCGACCAGCCGTCACAGCCGGAGACGAGGCCCTCCCATCCGATCTCATCGGGGCCCGCGTCGCTGTTGCTGCTGAAGGTGAGGAGGAGCTGCGCACGGTAGGTGTAGATCACCCACTGCGAACCGTCCACCCACTCGTGAACGGCGTCGGAGTACTCGGCGTACTCGTCGGTCCCGACCTCCTCGATGATGCCGGCGGCGATGCTGTTTACGGCGGAGTAGTACTCGTGGGCGGTGGGCTTGGTCATGGTGTGTGTCCTTGGTGGTGATGGTTTCGCCCTGCCGTGGGCTCATCAGTGCCCCAGCATCAGGGGCAGACCGCGGCGCGGAGCCGCAGTGTGTGGGGGTCAGTCCTCCTCGGTGAGGTGGTGGCGCTTCCGGTAGTCGTCGGAGTACACCGTGAGCACGATCGAGTCCCACGACTCATCAACGACGTGCGCCTCATAGAACCCGCCGCGCGTGGCCATGGCGTGGGCGTGGGCGTACGGCAGTCCCGCGCGGATGATGATCGGGGACCCGTGGTTCTCACGGTAGTGCAGGGCGTGAACGCAGGGCGCGTGAAGTTCACGGGCTCCAGTGTGCCAGCGGTCGAGCGTGGGCAGGGTGTCGGTTCCCATCAGACCACCGCGCAGTTCATGAGGAGGGCGAACATGTCGTGCGTGATGCCGTCGGCGCGCTCCATCGGGTCGAAGCCCTCCTCGCGGTTGTGCTCCTCGTAGACCTCGCAGATCAGCCACCCGTAGACGTCATCCCAGATCGCGTCGAAGATGTCCGCGGCGGGGGACGTGTTGAGGCACAGGTCGTTGTCACGCACAGCGCGCACAGCGCGGGCCGAGGGGTAGCGGGGAAGGTGGCCGTGTGGGTTGCGGTACTCGGGGCGCATGGTGTGTCCGGGGTGGTGTGTCGCCGTCGGTCGGTTGCCGTCGGTGGTCACACCCTAAGGCATGGACCGATGGACCGTCAACCCGTCGGGACGAAGAAAGTTCGAGAAAGTTGGTGGGGGTGTCGCATTCGCCCCACTGGCTCGGCATTCTCGACGAGTGCACCGTCAGTGCAGCGAAAACCCCTTAGGCTGCACTTGAGAGTTCCCACCCTGTCGGCACTCTCGACGAGTAGTGGAGCGAGAATGGGGGTCTAACCACACTTAGTTGACCCCAATGAAGTATAGTAAACAGGGGGGTTAGGCTGCACTGACCACACCAAAACGCCCTGTTGATGGGCATTCTCAAGTGGAGCCTAAGGATTTCCCGGGGGTCGGACTCCCTGAGAACCCCCAGCTGGTCGGCGTTTAGGGCTGCACTGGCTGCCATGGAGTGCGGGCAAGAGATGAGTTGCGCGTGCGCGCATTACGCGCGCTTGAAGCAGCTCCGCGCACGCGCGCGTTGCTGGGGTGGGGGGGTACCCCCGGACCTCCGGGTCCCCGCTACCACCCCTAAGGACTCAAATCCAAGTGCGTGCGCCTCCAGAGTTCGCGGTGATACACTGAGTCAGGAGGCACAATGAGCAACAACGACCCCATGACCGTGACGCAGATCCAGGAAGCCCTGTACCGACTGGCCCCTGACGCCCTGACGTGCATCGAGCGGACGCTGCGGGGCAGCATCAAGCCGGTGAAGGCTCAGGTTGACTGCGCCTGGAAGGTGATCGAGGTGTCGCAGGGGCGTGCCGAGGTGAAGGAGGACACGGAGGTCGCGGACCTGCGCAATGTGCTCCAGCTTGTTGAGCCGTGAGCGAGGAGGTCCACGTTCCGGCGGGGATTCCACAGCATCTGCGAGCCGATACGGGGCGGCTGCTGTCGGACAGGGCTGCGTTCTGCCGGATGATTCGGATCAAGCACAAGCAGCAGCAGAAGTTCGTCCCATTCGAGCCGAATCGGGCGCAGCAGGCGCTGTGGGACCTGATGGACAAGACCAATCGGGTCATCGTCATCAAGGCTCGGCAGGTCGGTATCTCTACAGCGGTACGGGCATGGCAGTTTCACCGGGCATACAGCAGCCCGAACCCTGAGACGTACGCCGTTCTGTCGTTCCACGAGCGCTCCGCGCGAAATCTGCGGCGAATGGACCGCCGCTGGCTGACGGAGCTGCCGACGCTGCTCCAGCGCGAACTGGATGTGGACAGCGCAGAGGACACGGTGTTCAAGGACACGCTCGCGGGGTTCTCGTCGTTCACGACAGGGGGCCGCGGCGGTACTCGCTCCTTCGAGTTCACAGGCGGTCACCTGTCGGAGTTCGCGTTCTATACGGACGCCGACGAGGTGCTTGCCCAGACCATCTCGACGGTCGGCAACGGGCCGGTCATCATCGAGAGTACGGTCAATGCGCCGGGCGATGCGTTCCACAGGCTCATCGAGGGCGCACCCGAGAACGGGTGGACGGTGTTCTCGTACTGGTGGTGGCAGCACGACGCGTATCGTGACGAGCGGGTACCGGAGGAGTTCGAGCCGACGCTGGAGGAGGAGGAACTCGCGGAGAAGTACGGGCTCGACGATGCGCAGCTGTGGTGGAGGCGGCAGCAGGTAGCGACGCTGGGGTCCCACAAGTTCAAGCGGGAGTACCCGGGCTGCCTGGACGATGCCTTCCTTGCGCGGGAGTGCACGTACTTCGACCCTCGGGATCTGGATCAGATCGACACGGTGTGGTTCGACACTCCTCAGCGGGAGTTTGCGCCACCAGAGGAGTCGAGCCGGTACGTCATGGGCGTGGACGTCGCCGCCGGAGTGGGCCAGGACTACTCGGCTCTGTCGGTCATCGAGCTGGGGTCATTGCAGCCGGTGTACATCGAGCGGAGCAATACGACTTCTCCCGTGGACTTTGCTGCCCGGGTCGCGACGGTAGCCCGCCGCTACAACGGGGCTCTGGTTCTATGCGAGGCAAACAACCACGGGCACGTTGTTCTCAACGAGTTGAACCGGCTGCGGTATACGAACCTGTGGAAGAACGCGCGAGGGAAGCCGTGGATTACGACGGTGCGCTCGAAGTTGGACGCGTTCGAGTGTCTCCGCGAGCACGTCAAGGCGGGCATCATCTTCGCGCTCGACCAGTCCACCATGCACGAGCTGCGGGGGCTGGAGGTACGGCGGGTGACGCCGGAGGCCCCAGCAGGTCTGCACGACGACCTTGCGGTATCACTCGCACTGGCCTATCGTTGCGTGCGAAGTGCCCCTCTCGCGCATAGGCGGGAGTCAATGACGGGGTACATGGACGAGTTCATCCGTAGCCGTCGTGTTGCGCGCATCAAGTCCCGCGCTCTGCCGTGGAGTACGAACACATGATTACGCCGAAGATCGCGCAGAAGATTTACGAGCAGCACGAAGAGTATTGGAACGACCGCCGCCCAGAGATGCGGCGGCTCCGCAATGCCTACCTCATGCGGTACTGGCAGCGGAACATGTCGTACGACGAGAACCTGCTCATCGAGACTTCCAGGGCGTACGAGCTGATCGAGAGTTTCGTTGCGTCGCTGTTCGTGCGGGACCCCTCTGTCGTGGTCAAGCCAGACCTTCGCGGAGCCGGAGACCCTGAGCTGACCGAGGAGGTCGCCAACGACTGGCTGCTGAACACGCGTAGGGAGATCGAGGACGCCCTTCGGCAGTCCCTCATCTACCCCTGGGCAGCCATGAAGTTGACGCCGTCCGACTCCAAGGACGTGCTCAAGCGCGTGACCATCACACCGGTCGGCCCCTGGGACGTTATCGTCGATGATGCAGCATCGTCTTGGCAGACGCAGCGTTATGTTGGCCACCGCTACTATGTCCCAATCGAAGCGGCCAAGGAGAAGTACGGGAACAAGAAGTACGCAAAGCGCTCCTTTGCCCGCTACATCGACTATCAGGACGAGTCCGAGATGGTCGCTGCATACCGCAGAGACGAGGACCCGGTCACCCAACAGATCGACGACTTCATCCTTGTGGTCGAGTTCTATGACCTCGTGAAGGAGCGGCTGCTGGTGTGGTCTCCGGACTACGCAGAGGGGCGGAAGTTCCTGTACGACGGCATCGAGCTGGAGGTCGGCGTTGAGGGGGAGCCGTCGTCGGAGAAGTTCGACGGTATTCCGTTCCGCACGGCGAGCGATCGGCCCATCATTCCGATCGTGCCGCTGTACATGTCTCGGGAGCCGGACGAGCCGCTGCGCGGGTACTCTGCTCTGCGCCGCGTGTACGACCAAGTCGTTGAAATCAATACGATTCGCACGTTCCAGGCGAACGGCGCACGACGGGCGGCGCGGCAGTGGATGGTCGAGAAGGGCGTCCTCGACGAGGAGGCAATGTCGAAGATTGCCCAGGGGCAGGACGGCGAGTTCATCGAGATCGAACTCTCCCCGGGCCAGGACCTCACCCGGGCGATTGCCCCCGTGCCTCACAGCCCGGTCCCGCCGGAGTTGCAGATTTACGAGGGTCAGGTCGAGGACGACTTCGGGCGCGGCAGCATCATGGCTCCGTTCACACGGGGCGAAGCGACCAAGGCCACGGCTACGGAGATTACGGCTCTCGCGGCATACTCGGCATCCGAGATCGGTCGGATGGCGCGTGAGCGGGACGCAGCCAT